AGGTTGTGAGTTTATTGTACTCACTTACGCGTAAGAGAGAAAGAAGAAAATAAAATGCCGAAATTCGCCGCAACGGATTTCAACGTATTAATTAACGGAAGCAATTTTTCAACTAGCCTTAACTCAGTTGAATTAACTCTTTCAGCAGACGACTTAGAAACAACAGCGTTTGGTGGAGAGTGGAGAACCAGAATTGCTGGTTTAAAGTCAGGATCAATAACTTTAAACTTTATGCAAGATTTTGGTGCTGCTTCTGTTGACGCAACGTTGTATCCAATTTTTGGAAGCAATGCCACAGTTGTAATCAAACCAACTTCAGCAACTGTTTCCAGCACAAATCCCGCTTATACCGCTGTGGCTTTAGTCACCGCTTATAGCCCTTACAGTTCAAGTGTCGGAGATATCGCTACACTTTCAGTAACTTGGCCTACCACTGGCACAGTTTCAAGAGCAACTGCTTAAGGAAAAAAATGTATTTAAACCTGCGCATTACATTAAAAGACGAAACCACTCGTGACGTTAAAGCAGAGTGGCCAGACTTCATTGCATTTGAAGATGAATTTGATTCACCAATAACAGTTGTTTTCGATTCAAAAAAAGTTAGATTAAAACACACAACATGGTTGTGTTGGTATTACGAATTTAGAAAAAAAATAACAACAAAAGAATTTAATGAATGGTCAGAAGAAATTTCGTATTGTGGTTTTATCCCAGATAATGAGGTTGAAGATATAAGCCCCCTGGAGAGCAAAGCGCGCACTGGCGCTTAATTCACCTCGCTTACGAATTTCATTTAAATCCAAATGATCTTTTAAATTTATCGCCTAGAATTGTAAGAACAATGGAACGCTATTTGCGCTGGCGTGTTACTGAAACAAATAATCGATCGAGGAAATAAATGGCTATTGAACAATTATCTTCCGACGCTAATGGAAGTATTCGTTTCGATGGTGCTGCTGAACTTATTATGGCTTTGCAAAAATATGAGCAAACAGATTTAAAAAAACAATTAATAAATGAATTTGGCAAAATAGCGCAACCTATTGTTAAAGATATTGAATTTTTTCTTCCATCAACCGAAAATCAATTATCCAATTGGGGTGGCAAAAACTCGGGTCCGGGAACAAATGCTGGAGTTGAACGATCCTCAGGTGGATTTCCAATATATAACGCTAGTCGAGCAAAATCCGGTATTAAAGTTAAAAAAGGATTACCGGGCAGACGACCACGAAAAAACTTTTATTCAAATCTTTTATCTATTTGGCAATCAGATGGTGCAGCAACTGTTTTTGAGTGGGCTGGAACAAAATCGAATAACACGTTTACAAAAAATTTAACAGCAAAATTTGGTCGCCCAATGAGAGCGTTATTTAAAGCAGTTGATAAAAATTTGCCTGAAGTCGAAAAAGCAACAATTAATGCGATAATGGAAACAGAAAAAGAGTGGAATACTCGTCAAGCAAAAAATCGAGGAAATTAAATGGCATTAATCGCTAGTATTATTTCAACCTTTGATCCTCGTGGTGTTAATAATGCACGTAAATCTTTTTCAGCACTAACTGATTCAAACGTATCTTCTGCAAAAAAACAAGCAATAGCAATGAAAGTTGTTGGTGGCGCATTTGCCACTGCAGGTGTTGCCGCTACTGCTTTTGCCATAAAAATCGGTAGAGATGCTGTTCGTGCCGCAATTGCTGAAGAAAAAACTATTGCTAATTTAAATAGAACTTTACAAAACTTAAGTGTTGGTTTTCAACAAACTCAGGTTGAAAATTTTATAACACAAATGCAATTTGCAACTGGTGTATCAGATATGCAATTGCGACCTGCAATGAATCAACTTTTGCTTTCAACAAATGATGTTGCTAAATCTCAAAGAATGCTTGAACTTGCTTTAAATATTAGTGCTTCAACTGGGCGAGATTTAGAAGCAGTAACTTTAGGTTTATCTCGCGCTTCTATGGGAAATTTTACTGCTTTAAAACGTTTAGGTGTACCTCTTGATGCGACGATTGTTAAAAATAAAGATTTAGATGCAGCACTTACAAGTTTAGAAGATAGATTCCAAGGTGCTTCTGCTGCAGCAGCCGGAACTATGGCTGGAAAAATTGCAATTCTTACTGAACGCGTAGGAGAAGCACAAGAGGCAATAGGTTATGACTTAATTCTTGCTTTACAACTTGCCGCAAATGAAATGGATGGAGTTAATGGTCTAGCCGATTCTATAACAAATGTAAGTGATCGCCTTGGTGATTTTATTGTTGGTTTAGGTTATTACATTGGAGAAATTGATTTATCGATTGATGAAACAAATCGATTTACTAAAGCAATTCAAAAGACCGGCGATCAAATTGTTTTAAGTATTCTTGGACCTTTAGGTGCCGCGATTCCTGCAATAGGTGATTTGTTTGGATTTGTTGCAGATAAAGGCGACGAATTAAAAACTTCTAACGAAAATAATGCCCTTGTCGCTCAACTTGCTGGAGATCGATATACAGCATTAGCAAAATCTTTAGGTTATCTAACAAACTCTACTGAAGAAGTTATAGATGTAGAAAAAGAAGAAGCCGAAGCATTAAAGGCTGCAGAAAAGGCGGCAAAAGAAAAAGAAAAAGCATTACAAGATTTACAAAAAGCACAAGAACGTATTAAAAAAACTTCACAAGACTTCGCTTCTTTTGTTGCAGGAACTAGCCCTAAAACAATACAAGGCTCTTTAGATGCCGCCAAAGTCGCTGTTGATGATATGCGAAAAGAATTTAACGGAATAAGATCAGTAACAGAACAAACAGCAGATAGGTTTTCCGATCTTTCCGGAGTCGTTAAAGATGAATTAGGTTCTGCTTTCTCATCTGCTGAAGATCAGTTACAAAGCGCAAAAGAAGCCTTTAACGAATTTAGAGATGCTATTTCGGGATCTATTACTGGGACTATAGACTTTGCTTCTGCTATTGAAGATCAAGACTTTGTCACAGGATTAGAAGAACAAGCAAATACGGCTATTAAATTTTCAGAAAAAGTTGGAAAACTTTTAGAACTTGGTTTATCAGAAAGAGCATTAAGGGAAGTTCTAGAAACAGGGGCAGAAACCGGAACTGCGATCGCTGATCAGATTATTGCCGGTGGTTCAACAGTTGTACAAAAAGTAAATACCTTAGTTGCTTCAGTTGATAATGTTGCAAGTATCGTCGGACAAAAAGGTGCAGAAGTATTTTACTCTGCCGGAGTTGCTCAAGGTCAAGCACTTGTAGACGGAATCAAACAAACTATTTTAAGTGCTGCAGCCGAAATTGCTGCACTCGCTTCATCTTTAGGATCAGTAACTATTGTTCCTCCGGTTACAACAACTTTAGTTACAGATCCGAAACCTCCTCAAGATATTAAAAAACCAACTCCTACAGAATTAACTCGTACCGAAAAAATTGTTAAAGCCGCAGGAGGCGCTCAATCAACTGCCGCATCAAGAAGTTATACAGCGATGGCCGCAGCGATGGGCAGAATTCGTCTTGCTGACGGAGGAATTGTTATGGGACCAACTAACGCTCTTATCGGGGAAGCCGGACCAGAAGCAGTTATTCCTTTATCGGGAACTAATTCAGTAAAAATGGGAACAACTTACAACATAACTGTTAATGCCGGAATAGGAACTAACGGTGCTCAAGTCGGAAGAGAAATTGTAGACGCAATTAAGAAATTCGAAAGAACTTCCGGACCAGTTTTTGCGAGCGCATAAATGACTGTACCAAATACAACTGTAGAAATTGGTTTCGATTTATCTTCTTTAGGTGGACCATTTTTTACCTTAGATGATTCTGTACAAGGTGTTTTAGATAACACTGAATTTACTTTAGGTGGAACTCTTTTTTACGATATTTCGCAATTTCTTTTAGGTGTTCAAGTTGCGCGTGGAAGAAGTCGAGAACTTGACCGATTTAACGCAGGACAATTAGATGTTCTTTTAGATAATAGAGCAAGAACTTTTGATCCTCTTTATGCATCAAGCCCTTTTGCCGGACAAATAATTCCTCATAGAGAAATAAGAGTTAAATCTAATAATGAAGAAGTTTTTTTCGGGGTAATAGACGATTGGAATTTAGATTACGCACCAACCGGTGATAATACTGCTACAGCGATC